CAACAACGATTTAGTGCGTTCGACCCACGTCCGACGAACTACGATATATCGTTTCCGTTCACACTCGCTGCACCAGACAACGACGACCATGTTATTACCTCTACTCCATTCAGGTGGCAGGGAGAATCTGTCGTCATTAAGAATGAATTAGGGTCCCATAAATTACAACTCTTTACCTTGGACGGTGAACTAGCGTTCGGTAACGTTGGATATTACGATCAAGCGAACGGACAAGTATCGATTCGAGCGTTGGACGTAGAGACAAACCCAGCGTCTTCTCAAATCGTGATAATCAAAGTCTCGGCAGTTCCTGCTAATTCGTCGACGATCAGACCATTACGCAACTATATCATAGAACTTGATGAAAGTGTATCGACAACTCGTGCACTGATTGATGAGGGAACGACTAAGGTCAAACTATAATGGCAATACGAACGGACGACCGTCGAACTCATCTTACGCTGCATTCTAACACAGTAAAGAATGCGGTACCCGAGTTCTTCGTTGAACAGTATCCAGAATTCATTCAGTTCCTTGAAAGGTACTACGAGTACATGGAAGGGAACGAGAGTGGTTCGTTTTCAAAACAGATACAGTCTCTATATGATGTGCGTACTATTAGCAGCATCAATGGGTCCCATCTGGACTCCCTACTCAAAGACTTAGCGTCTGGGATTGAATCAGATACATTTTACGACAATCCACAGTTGATGGCAAGACTTCTCGCGAACTTCTATCGTGCGAAGGGTACAGAACAATCGGTCGAACAATTCTTTCGTGGGTTCTTCGGAGACACTGTAGAGATTGAATATCCGAAGCGTAACATCTTTATTCTGAACGATAAGCCAGGCGGGTCCCTTATTGGTCCAGAGAGTATCAAGTTTATTGTCGACAATAAGAAGTATCAGATCTTCTCTATCTTATTAAAGACAGGAATGAGTCTCATAGATTACGAGACTATCTACAAGCAGTTTGCGCATCCCGCAGGTTTCTATCTTGCAGCGGAAGTCGCGTTACTGTCACATGCAATCATAGGTGTTCGTGCGGGTCCTACTACAGATCCATTAGAGACACCAAACTATCCAGTACCAGTCGGATCGGAAGTGGGTGGTATCAACCTACGCTCCACATTCGCATTGATGACACTGCGCGAGACAGACCCAGCAGACATCACATTTATTCTGAGCGCACTAGAGACGTTAGACCGTTACGACGATGTAAGTATCCAACGTCTGTCAGAAATCTACACAACGATTGCAGACTGGGCATCGACTCGAACCTTTGGTATGAGTAACGAAGATCTTGACATGTCCGAAGACTGGGAGTTGTTTGATGCGAGTGAAGCAGAGGCAGAGGTTACGGTTAGTTACGGACATGACGGTCAAACAGTTGGTCCAGATGTCTGGACTCCAGATATGATTGAACCACCGCAGCCCATGCCAGTACCAGATCCAGAACCAGAACCGGAGCCTGAACCAGAACCAGAACCCGAACCGGAGCCAGGTCCTGAACCACAGCCAGAACCGGAGCCAGGCCCTGAACCACAGCCAGATCTACCAGACAACGAGAGTCACTACAGAACAACCTATCCAGAATACTATTGGGAGCAATGGCAACCAACGGGTAGGGTGACTGTCTTGTGGAACGGTGAAGTCATCTATGAATTGAATGGACATGACGCATGGCCGATAAGAATCATCGGACCAGATGGTCGACTATACGATCGCGGTGATAAGGAAGCGGGAGACTACAACAGTGATACGTTCGGAGTCATTCGTGTTGACTTAACACCACAACCGGAACCAGAGCCTGAACCAGAACCAGAACCAGAACCAGAGCCACAACCAGAGCCAGAGCCAGAACCACAACCGGAACCTGAACCACAACCGGAACCAGAGCCTGAACCTGAACCAGAACCTGAGCCAGAACCTGAACCAGAACCTGAGCCAGAACCGGAACCGGCGGACATAAGATACTCTTTGACGCACCCTAGAAGTTTCTGGAAGCAGATAGACATGTTCGATGAAGGAACCCGTGATGACCTAGCGTCTTATGCAGTTTACTGGGATGGAGAACTCATTACAATATCAACTGTCAATCAAGCACAAAACTACCCATCTTCCGTACAGAAAGATGGCGAGACGTATGTCAGACGCGGCGAGAGAGACAATCACTATTCTAATGATGGAGTTATCACGACTTGGTTCGCAATAGAAAAACTATAACAAATAAATAAAACTATTTTAAAGGGACAGACAAATGTCAAGAAAAATCATTAATACCGGAGCAGGAGCGAACGACGGATCGGGTGACAACCTCCGTAGTGCTGGTGAAAAGATTAATGATAATTTTGCTGAACTGTACAGTCTCGTAACTGCGGACAGTGGTATCTCAATCGAAGAGATCACTGCCTATATCGATGCATCCGTTGCGACCGCCACCGACGACCTAGACATAAATGCAATTATCGCAAACGCGCAGAGCATCGTTCAACTACAAAGTCGAACTAATCTTCAAGACTCTCAGATTGTTGGTCTTGACAGCGACATCTCCAAATTAGAAGCAGACCTACTTAACCTATTGAATGGTGGGGGTCCTATTGGTCCACAGGGTGTACAAGGTCCTGTAGGTCCAACAGGAACCACTCCTGGCCCTCAAGGTCCACAAGGTTCTCAAGGTGGGGTTGGTCCTCAAGGGGGACTAGGTCCACAAGGTAATCCAGGCCCTCAAGGATTCCAAGGTGTTCAAGGTAACCCAGGCGAGATGGGACCACAAGGTGCTCAGGGCGCTCAAGGTTTTCAGGGAGTCCAAGGTAACGTTGGTGAAATGGGACCACAGGGTGCTCAAGGTGCTCAAGGTTTTCAGGGGGTCCAAGGTAATGTCGGCGAGATGGGTCCACAAGGCGCACAAGGCGCACAGGGTTTCCAAGGTGTTCAGGGCAACGTCGGTGAGATGGGACCGCAGGGCGCGCAGGGTGCTCAAGGTTTTCAGGGGGTCCAAGGTAACGTTGGTGAGATGGGTCCACAGGGTGCCCAAGGCGCGACTGGATTCCAAGGGGTCCAAGGTAACGTTGGTGAAATGGGACCACAGGGTGCACAGGGTGCAACCGGATTCCAAGGTGTTCAAGGAAACGTCGGTGAGATGGGACCACAGGGTGCACAGGGTGCACAGGGGTTCCAAGGTGTCCAAGGTAACGTTGGACCACTAGGTCCTCAAGGTGCACAGGGTGCACAGGGTTTCCAAGGGGTCCAAGGTAATGTCGGTGAGATGGGTCCTCAAGGTGCTCAAGGTTCAACTGGTTTCCAAGGTGTGCAGGGTAACGTTGGTCCATTGGGTCCTCAAGGTGCTCAAGGTGCAACCGGATTCCAAGGTGTCCAAGGTAACGTTGGTCCATTGGGTCCGCAAGGATCTCAGGGTGCACAAGGTTTTCAGGGAATACAAGGTAACCCTGGCCCACTGGGTGCTCAGGGTGCACAAGGTGCTCAGGGATTCCAAGGTCTTCAAGGTAACCCAGGCCCACTAGGTCCACAAGGATCTCAAGGTGCTCAGGGATTCCAAGGTCTTCAAGGTAACCCAGGCCCGCGAGGACCACAGGGACAACAAGGCGCAACAGGTAACAGAGGTGCGACGGGTAACGTTGGTGAAGTAGGACCACAGGGTGCACAAGGTTCTCAGGGTCTCCAAGGTGTCCAAGGCGAGATCGGTGACAAAGGTCCACAAGGTGCGCAGGGTGCACAGGGTTTCCAAGGTGTAACTGGAGAGGTTGGTGATAAAGGCCCTCAAGGTGTTACGGGCCCAATGGGTTCACAAGGTGTAACTGGAGAGGTTGGTGATAAAGGACCGCAGGGTTCTACCGGACCAACAGGTTTCCAAGGTATCACAGGTAACCCAGGCCCACTAGGACCACAGGGCGTAACTGGTGCTCAGGGTTTGCAGGGTGCTACTGGTGAACGAGGATTGCAAGGTCAACCTGGCCCTGCGGGACCTCAAGGTTCAACTGGTGCTCAAGGTATTCAGGGACAGACCGGACCAGAAGGTCCAAGTGGTGCAACAGGTGATCCTGGCCCTCAAGGTCCAGCAGGAACTACGCCAGGCCCGCAGGGTCCAACGGGTAACACTGGAGAACCAGGCCCGCAGGGTCCAGCAGGAACTACGCCTGGCCCACAAGGACCTCAAGGTAATACAGGCGAACCTGGCCCACAAGGTCCACAGGGTAGACAGGGTGCAACTGGACCAGATGGTGTTCAGGGTGTTCAAGGTCCTCAAGGACAACAAGGTGTAACAGGATCTATTGGTGCACAGGGTCCACAAGGACTACAGGGTCCTCAAGGTCGTCAAGGTGCAACAGGTTTTGTTGGACCACAAGGTGCTATCGGAGATCAAGGTCCGCAGGGAAGACAAGGTGCTACTGGTGTCGTTGGACCGCAAGGTACTACTGGTGATCAAGGACCACAAGGTTTTCAAGGTTCTACGGGTCCAGTTGGACCACAGGGTGTTACCGGAGATCAAGGTCCACAAGGTCGTCAAGGTGCTACGGGTCCAATTGGACCGCAGGGTATTCAGGGACAACAGGGACCTCAAGGTAGACAGGGTGCCACTGGTGTTCTAGGTCCACAGGGAACGCAAGGTCCTCAAGGACAACAAGGTATTCAGGGACAGACAGGTAATGTTGGTCCACAAGGTGTTACCGGAGATCAAGGACCACAAGGTCGTCAAGGTGCTACGGGCCCAGTCGGTCCACAGGGGGGTCAAGGTCAACAAGGTCCACAGGGTCGCCAAGGTGCGACAGGTGATGTGGGTCCGCAGGGTATCACTGGTGATCAAGGACCGCAGGGTCGTCAAGGTGCAACAGGTCCAGTCGGACCACAAGGCATCACTGGTGATCAAGGACCACAAGGTCGTCAAGGTGCTACTGGTTTAGTTGGTCCACAGGGTGTGACTGGTGATCAGGGTCCTCAAGGACGACAGGGTGCTACGGGTCCAGTTGGTCCGCAGGGAACACAAGGTCAACAAGGTCCACAGGGTCGTCAGGGTGCAACTGGTGTCGTTGGACCACAAGGTACCACTGGTGATCAGGGTCCGCAAGGAAGACAGGGCGCAACAGGTGTCGTTGGACCACAAGGTACCACTGGTGATCAAGGTCCTCAAGGACGACAGGGTGCAACTGGTGTCGTTGGACCACAGGGTGTGACTGGTGACCAAGGCCCACAGGGTCGTCAAGGTGCGACAGGTAATGTCGGACCTCAAGGTGTCCAAGGTCAACAGGGTCCGCAAGGAAGACAGGGTGCAACTGGTAATGTTGGACCACAAGGGGTTACCGGAGATCAGGGACCACAAGGTAGACAGGGGGCGACAGGTAATGTTGGTCCTCAAGGTGTCCAAGGTCAACAAGGTCCGCAGGGTCGTCAAGGTGCAACTGGTAATGTTGGTCCTCAAGGTGTCCAAGGTCAGCAGGGTCCACAGGGTCGTCAGGGTGCGACTGGTAATGTTGGACCACAGGGTGTCCAAGGACAACAGGGACCACAGGGTCGCCAAGGTGTAACTGGTGTCACTGGTGCGACAGGTGCCCAAGGACAACAGGGTCCACAGGGTCGCCAGGGCGCAACTGGTGCAACAGGTAGTCAAGGTCAACAAGGTCCGCAAGGCAGACAGGGTGCTCAAGGTGTCCAAGGTCAGCAGGGTCCACAGGGTCGTCAGGGTGCAACTGGTGTCACTGGTGCGACAGGTGCTCAGGGGCAACAAGGACCACAGGGTCGTCAAGGTGCGACAGGTCCTATGGGTAGCACTGGTGCACAGGGACAACAGGGTCCTACAGGTCGCCAAGGTAATCAAGGTCAACCAGGCCCAGACGGTCCTCAAGGCGCAACAGGTGTTGCGGGTGTTACTGGTCAACAGGGTCCAGTTGGTGGATTCGGTAACGCAGTATTATTCAACACATCGACTTCCTTCCCTTCAAACGTAAACGCAACAGCCTCCAGTGGAATCAAATCTTTCCGCACAGTGGATAAGATCTTTGTCGGTGACGTTTGGTGGCACATCAATACGGGTCGAGTATTCAGATCAACATCAAATGTGACTGGGACAGGAAACGCTAACTTTACAGAGTTGACGAACAACCAAGGATTTATTGATATGAGTGGTCTCCTAAATACAGGGACACCACCCAATGAACGAATTGAGTTTTCGTCAACGTCTATAGACATTTATGATAACAGCAATAGTTTGAGGGTGAAGATCGGTAAGTTGAACTAATTGATATCCCCCCGCAAGGGGGGGTTTAACCATAGGTATATAATGTTTACTATAATTGAAGATTTTTATTCTAACCCAGATGCAGTTAGAGAATACGCCCTTAGTCAAGAGTTTAATGTTACAGGAAACTACCCGGGCCTCAGAACACAACCATGCTCTGGTGATGGTGGTTATCACGAACATCTAATCGAACACTTTCAATCCATCATAGGGAAAGAGATAACCTACTTCCCTACTGATAATTACAACACCGCATTCCAGTATACGACACAAGACTCTCGAACGTGGATTCACCACGATGAGATGTCTCACGCCGCAGTCATATACTTAACTCCCGACGCCCCACTAGATTCCGGAACTGCGATCTATCGTCATCGTCCCACTGGGATTATGCGACATGGTCCGGACGCTGCAATTGACTTCAACGAGTTTGAGTTCTTAGAGTCAGACTGGGAGATGGTCGCAGAGGCAAAGAACATTTATAATCGAATGGTCATCTACGACTCGATGTATTACCATCGTAGTGTGGTGCCTGGCTTTGGAACCGATCAATATAATGGTCGACTGTTCCAGACATTCTTTTTTGATGCGGAGTAATTATGAAACTGTTAACCACCCTACTAACCTCTAACGACATTCCGAAGTTAGAGAGACTAATCAGATCCGTCCAAGGTGTTGTTAAAATATATCCCATCGAATGGGAAGTGGTTATCGTAGTCAATACCATACATGAAGGATACTACGAACAAGTGCTTGAGATAGATCAGCCGTTTCGTATAGTTAACACAGAGAGTAACGGTAAGCCGGGGATGGGCAAGAACGCATGTCTCGAAGTCTTCTTGCAGAGCGATGCGGACTATGTTTCTCAGATTGACGGAGATGACTTCCTATACCCTTCCTATCTTCAATCACTATACAACCACATCAAACACTTCCCATGCATAGATGTCTTGGGTGTGATACCGTGCGACTGTATCTGTGACTACGCGTTACAGTCTGGTCACCGATGGTGGGTGAATGATGAATATCATGCCAGTGTGTGGGGAACTTCTATGTGCGCACCCACTGATAACATGGGTCCGCAGGTCAGTCATCTATTCATAGATGAGAGACCAGTCTCCGTAGACTTCATCATCCTACAAAGTCGAAAGTCTGCGCAACATAGATTTAACACAGATATAGGTAATGGTGAAGATCACGCATACACCTATAAACTTTTGGGAGAACACCAGAAAGGAAATCTCTGTTACTTCTTGTCAATGTCCAGCGATCTCTATTGTATCGACAGGACCACAGAGGGAAGTGCCCAGAAGGTTCACGACTACGACGAATACCTTGGACCCCTAAGAGAAGAGGCGTTGCGTCATGTCAGTCATCACAGAAGCAGCCCATACGAGCTTCCCGTAATCTACAAAGACTTATTAATGACCCACCACCAGAAAGAGGTGTGGTTAAATAATTTTCTGAACGTCTCGTAGAACTGTTATAAATAAGAAATATTATTTCTATTCAGGAAAGATCAAATCATGCCAGCTATTGTTAGACAACCATTGCGAACCTCACTTGCGAAGGATCTTCTAGCGAGTGTCCTTGGTCCTGAGTCTGACTACTACATCGGTATCGGCAAGTCTGATATCTTTGGTTCAGATGATACAGTTCCGGCACCCGTAGATTCTTCAGCGGAAGAACGAGAGTTCAGAAACAATCTACAGTCCGTAAAGAAAGTCGAGGGCGCAGTGATGGTCACTCGCCGATACAACTGGACGAACGGAAACAAGTATCAGGGATGGGACGACAACGTCTCACAGACAGGAAGCGAGTTTCCTTTTTATGTAATGAACGATGCAAAAGAAGTTTACCTTTGTGTCTCTCACGGCATTGATGACACAGGTGCACATCAACCTTCTACAGTAGAACCAAACTACTATACCGATGCGGAACTAGATGTCAGTCTAGTGCCACCGGAACCTATGCAATGGAAGCCTTTCACTCTATCTGACGGTTACACATGGAAGTACATGTTCTCTCTGACTCCTGAAAACATTTACACTTTCCTATCTTCAAATCACATTCCAGTCCAACCTCTACAAGAACCTGTAGACGATCAGGGAACTGGTCTTATCTATGGAGACTCCATCGAAGATCTTCAGTGGCACGTCGCAGCCAATGCAGTTGGCGGACAGATCATTAACATCGTAGTCACCGATGGTGGTAGTGGATACGATCCCGCCAATCCTCCTACAGTAAAGATTGTAGGTGACGGAGTTGAAGAGGCAAGCGGAACCGCAGTCGTAAATCAGAACGGTGAAGTCGTGAAAGTGGTAATGGCCGTACGCGATACCGTAGATGGTGATATTGAAACACGCAAGACCTTAACCACATATGGTAAGGGATATTCAAGAGCAGACATTTCTTTTGACGGTAATGGTCAGGGTGCAACTGCACGTGCAGTCATCACATCCAGCTCCGGTCTTGGTGCAGACGCTGCATCTGATTTCAAAACAAGTTCAGTCCTAATGACGATCAAACCAAACGGAGATGAGAACGGCAGGTTCGTCCTAGAGAACTCTTTCCGTCAGATTGGTATCATCAAGGGTCCTAAGAAGCCGGACGGACAACCATATACTGGTGCAGGTGTTAAATGTCTATCCGCATTGACTATGACGACCAATGCATCTTTCGATCATGGTAAGACTATCGAGGCGGAAGGTGATATAGGTGCTAAGGCATATGTTGATGAAGTAATAGATAAAGTCGTATTCTATCACCAAAACCAGACAACCGGATTTGTTCCTTTTGTTGATGACAATGGAAACTTCCGATCTGTATTTCAATCGGACGAACCAACCAAGTCTGGAGATATAGAAGGCATCACTCTGAAGTATGGCATCGATCGCTACACGGGTGAGGTACTATACGTCGAGAATCATCCACGCATTCGTCGTGACGCAGAACAACAAGAAGACATCAAAGTAGTTATCACGGTCTAGGATAAATCATGACAGACAACATCAACGAACCAAAACCAGTAACTGATACAACTTTCAATCTTGATTATCATGACGACTATGATAAGAACGATGGGTACCATCGTGTTCTATTCAACGCGGGTCGTGCGCTGCAAGCTCGAGAGTTAATAGAATTACAGACGATCATCCAAGAGGAGATCTCTCGATTTGGTGGTAACGTATTCAAAGAAGGTGCGTTAGTAAAGCCAGGCGGTGTCACCGTAGACAACAAAGTTGAGTTTGTTCGTGTCACAGAAAGCAGTGTTATTCCTCCAGACATTCAAGCGATCACTACAGAATCTGGTATCAAGGCAAAGGTTCTTTCAGTAGTTGACAAGACCGCCTATGTACAATACACCGATACATTATCTGTTGGCGGTGGAGAAACTTCACCTAGAATTTCAGTAGGGGATGACACAGAAGCAGGAACCGTAGCAGCATCCGGTCTTTCAACTTGGGCATACTTTGCGTCAGGTGACTACTTTGTACAGGGACACTTTGTCCACGCAACAGGTGGTTCTTTACTTTTAGATGCAGAAGGATATGACAACCTAGACGACGATGGTAATCCAGTTCCTGTAGACATAGGGTTTAAGATCGACGAAGTTGTCATCACCGAAGATCATGACGACAACCTATACGACAACCAGAACGACACTCCTAATATTAGTTCGCCAGGCGCACACAGATATCAAATCAATCTATCTCCGTCTACTCGCGACCAAGCAAGTGAAGACAATTTCGTTTTCGTTGCGCGTGTATACAAAGGTGAAATTACTCGTGAAGTCACAAGTCACGATGGATACAACCGTATCAACAAACTCCTTGCGCAACGCACTAAGGAAGAGTCCGGCGACTATATTGTAGACGACTTCACCGCGATCTTCGAAGACCTGAATGATCAGGAACTTCTATTAGACGTATCCGAAGGTATCGCATACGTAGACGGATATCGACTAGACATCGGGCGTACACCTATCAAGGTACCACGTGCACAGACCTCCACAGAACCTCTGGCAGATAATGTCCCAGCCGCATACGGTAACTGGGTATACTTGAACAACGCGACCACAACTGGTCTAGGTGAAATTGGAGTTCGTGGAAAACTAGATTTGGTAGACGCCCAAGGTGATGATATTGGTGACGCCTACTTGCGTGGAGTAGAACAGGATCAAATAGGATATCGAGCGTACCTGTTCAACATCACCATGAATGAACAGAAGTCGTTCAGGGATGTTAAGACAATGCAAGCGGCCGATGGTTCGGTTCTAGGTCTTAATGACAATGCGTCTCTATATGGAACCTCATATAACAATCTTCTGTTCCCATTGTCACAATCTAGTCCAGTGGCGGACACTGTAACGGATATTACATACACCAAACAGATTGTAAACTCAAGAGAGGCAGATTCGAACGGTGAGATTATCATTGATGGTGTTGAACCTCAGAACTGGGTAATCGCAAAAGATGGAGAGGCGGGTGCAATAAAAGATCTTGTCCCGACCCTAGCGAATAGCGATGAAGAAGGATCACGTGCGGGATGGAAGTATTCTGGTCTATCTGCTGGCACATATACAATTTTATCTTACGACGAAGTTAACGCGGTTAGGAAAACCAAGAAACTAGAAACAGTTACAGCGACGGCATCATCATCATTCCCTCTCGTGGTTTTCACAGACTACGTAGATGGGTATGATCTAATGTCTGTGTTCCAAATCGTAGACGATGAAAATCCTAAAGACATCACTCACATGTATGAGATGGACGGTGGTCAACGTGATAACTTCTATGATTATGTCAGGTTCAAATTAAAGGGTGGTAATACAATACCGGACGGTGCCGTATTGTCTTTCCAGTTCCGTCACTTCAAACATGAAGGGGATGGCGATTATTTCTCAGTGTCTTCATACAGCACAGTTGAGGGTCAGTTGTCTTATGAAGATCTGCCTAAGTATACATTGACGAACGGAACCGAATTGTGTTTACGTGATGTAGTAGACTTCCGTCCTTCCAGACAGCCTGACGGTACTTTTAAAATCAATAACTCTTCTGTTGTGGCAGGTCTTCCTCAAAACGGATCTGCGTTGACTGTAAGACAAGTGCGTTACTACTTGCCTCGCGTTGACGTATTGGTCGCCAATATAAGAGATAGTTACGGCGATGTAGGTTTCGGAGAAGCGCAGGTAATCCACGGGCAGCCGTCAGTTTCTCCTCGTGCACCTCAAATACCTACAGGGTCTCTTCCGTTATATGTGTTCCGTCTGAACGCATACACCTTCGATTCGAGAGATCTTACAAGCGAGAAGCAATCTCACAAACGATATACGATGAAGGACATCGGTAAGATCGAGAATAAACTAGATGGTCTATATGAACTGACTACGTTGAGTCTATTAGAGTCCAATACACAAACTTTGAATGTGGTCGACAATGACGGAAACCCTAGAACTAAGGCGGGATTCATTGCGGACAACTTCTCTTCGTTCAGTTTCTCTGACGTTAACAACGAAGACTTCCGTGCATCTGTAGAGACAACGAGCGGAGAACTACAACCGTCATTCAGAGAAAATCTTGTCAGATTGAAGCAAGACGAATCAAAGGGATCATCATCTCGTACTGGTGACTATGCAACTCTACCATACACACACGCTTCGTTTATCACACAAAACGTAGCCACGAGCACCATGAACATCAACCCGTTCGCGGTCATCACGCAGGAAGGTCACATCACACTATCACCATCAAGTGATGAGTGGGTAGAGACAAGGACTCTACCACCAATCATGCAGACCGTTGTACGTCGTACCCCACCACGTAACCTTGGTGTGGGTTTCAATGACATGTGGAATTGGAACGGATTCAATCGTTTTGATTCATTAGAAAGGTTTGGAGAAAACATATTCCCACTAACCCCCATGTCAAGAAGCGTTCAAGAATTTATTGGAGAACGTGTTGCGGGTGTTGAGGTCATTCCATTCATGCGATCGCGTCTGGTGTCGTTCAAGGCAGAAGGCCTTCGTCCGAACGCAAAGGTGTGGGCATACTTTGGTAACCGCAACGTATCCGCATGGTGCCGACCAACAAACACGTTCGTTCAATTCTCGACAACTGATTCCGAAGTGGGATCGTCCCAATCATCTGCGACAGGTATCGTAGGATCAGGTCAGTTGACAACCAACGACAGAGGTGAAGTCGTCGGCGAATTCTTAATTCCAAACACAGACGCATTAAGGTTCCGTACAGGAACTCAAGACTTCCAGATCTTAGACATCAATGTTGACACTACATCTGCGAGACTAACAACAGAACAGGCAGCGGAGTCACTAACAAACTCTATCGCTCCTTATACATCGACCGGAACTATTGAGTCGATTCAACGCACTATCAGGACTACACGTATACCACAACGAGTCCGTCGTCGTAAAGATCCTCTCGCGCAGTCGTTCTTCGTTGACCCATCGGAAAATCCAAACGGAATCTTCCTAACTAAGGTGCGCGTCTACGTACAGAGCAAAGACTCTGTCATTCCGATGCAGGTACAGATTCGTCCGGTAGAGAACGGTATCCCAACAACTACTATTGTACCCGGCTCAGTAAAGTTTGTCAAACCAAACGACATCACCCTCGCACCTAACACAGATATTGCGAGCATTCGATCTAATGGGACGACCGTTGAGTTTGACGAACCAGTATACCTAACCGCAGGTGAAGAGTATGCGATCGTCCTACTCGCAGAGTCTGTCGAGTATAACGTATACGTGGCACAGACCTACGAGACTATCATCGGTGGTAACGAAGGTAAGGTATCGAAGCAACCTTCACTTGGTTCTCTGTTCATGTCACAAAGTGGTTCTACTTGGACACCAGATCAAACAAAGGATTTAATGTTTGAACTAGAACGCGCAGAGTTTGATGCGTCCGGTGCTGTACATCTAGTTAACGCAATACTGCCGTCAGTATCTTTAGATGGAAATCCATTCACTACAACCAACGGAAGTAATACTGTATCAGTCTCACATGAAGGTCATGGTTTCAGTGTGAACGATAAAGTGACCTTTACAGGGTCGGATACTGTAGCGGGACTGGATTTGAATAGAACATTTTTTGTTGACAATGTCACCTCTACAGGGTATACTATACAGGTTCCTGTGGGAGAGACTGCAACAGCAGATGCGACAGGTGGTGGAACTTCAGTAGTGTCTACACAGAACGTCATCTTCGATGAGTTTACTCCACAAATATCCACCATAACACCAAATGCGACCACAGTATCTGCTCAGGTGAGTAAGTGTTCTGCTGGATCTTACGGTGGAGATAGAGGAAGTGAGCCATTATCCTATGCACTAGGTACTTTCCAAGATGCATTCCTCAACGAAGTAAACACGGGGACACAACCTTCAGTTATTGCGACAGCAGATAACAAAAAAGACGCAGGAGAAAATCCGGTTCCAAGTATCGAACTCGCCCTATCATTATCGACAACAGATAGTAAAGTATCTCCTCTGATCGATTTACAGAGAACTTCTGTACTGGCATTGGAAAATGTCATCGGAAGTGGGGAAGAGACACAACACATAACCAGACCGACCACGATCGACGAAAGTTCTGTTGGACTAAAAATTATATTTGCGGCGAACCGACCAACTGACGCAGAGTTCGAAGTCTACGCTAAGACATCGGTAACAGATGATGGTCTAGTTGACGCGGACTGGGTATTGGTTAATCCCGATGGTCCAGTCTCGTCGGATACGAACCGAGCAGTATTCCGTGAATATGAATACACCCTTGATGGCACTTCGGAATTCCCTATACAGGCAGACGCATTCACTGCGTTCCAAGTTAAGATTGTTATGAAATCAAGTAACTCTTCTAGGTCGCCACGCATCCGTGACTTACGCGTGATCGCACTGGCAACGTGATGAATAAATACCAGAAGGTCGAAGGACACAGTAATCTAGTAAGAGATAAACAGACAGGGGCGATCCTGAACACCAACCGTGCAGAGATCGCAAAGGCGAGAAAAATAAAAGAGGCTAAGAGACTAGAGACGGAAAGAATGAACTCACTCACGGAAGAGGTAACCACTCTGAAGAACGAGATGTCTGAGATCAAACAATTACTTACCCGTCTAGTGGAGAACAAAGAATGAGTCACGGCGACGACACAATACAGATCATTAACCTCGCGGACAATATCAACGCGGCGTTCGATAAGATCAACGAGAACTTCGAATTACTAGACGCAGGTTTAGACCGTGACGAAGTTATCGCCCTTATCGTGCAATACCTTGGCGATCACTTGACACAGAATCCTCACCTTGATGAGGCAGCAATCCGCGCATTCTTAAAAGATGCGGACCTTGATATTGGTAATGGTAAAATTACTTACAGTAACCATTATGCTACCTTTAATGATCTACCAGACGCGACGACATATCATGGTATGTTCGCGCACGTTCACGCCACTGGTGCCGCATACTTTGCGCACGGTGGACAATGGATCGAACTCGCAAACAAGAGTGACGTAGGTACAGGGTCTTCGGACGTAGAATCTTTAGATGACTTGAACGATGTCCAGTTTAGTTCTCCAGTATTGGTCGGTCATGTCCTAAAGTGGGATGGGACTAAGTGGACCAACCTAGAAGATGCTAGTGGTGGCGGTGGTGGTCCAACAGACCCAAGCGAAAACGGAACCTCTTTTTATCAAGCGACAATCTACCAGAGATCTCCAACTCAACCAGCGACACCTAATGGTGGTACGTTCGACTTTCCTACAGTTACACTAACCCCACCTTCGGGTTGGTCAGGTACTATCCCATCGGGTGATGATGACCTGTGGGCATGTAACTTCTTATTCAGAGATTACCTATCGCAACAGGGAACGATCACTGCAACAGATTGGTCAGAACCATATAGACTGGCTGGACTAATCGATGTAAATTCTAACGGTGAATCATACGCACAGTTGTCTATCTATCGTAGATGGTCACCCCCAGAAGACGGCAGTGAACCAGTTCTTCTTGCGCCGGCCGGAGGATCTTTTGATTTTGATCCTTCAGTAGAAAATCCTTTAACTCCACCAAATGACTGGTACTTGACTCCACCTTCAGTGGACGTTCAAGCGGGAGATTTGTATGTGAGCGCAGGCATCGCCACTACAAACGGATTAGATGAAGGAGTAACATTAGATACTAGCATCTCTTGGTCCAATCCACAGAAAACAAGCACTGGACTAGATGGACAAGATGGTAGATCTATTTTCGAGAAGGCAGTTTATCGTAGAGTTCAAAAACCAGCTGGATGGTCGATTGGTGATGATCTTCCCGCACCACCAAAACCAGTGGGGGGTTTCTTTAACTTCGGTGAAGAGGTCTTTGGTAAAACCGCACCGGACATACCCGCCCCACTAGATGACGCAGAAGGCAACACCGGCGTTTGGTATGCTGGGGTCCCAACATGGGACCCAACTTCGGGCGAACCCGCTGGAGATGTATGGTCATCTGTCTATGCATTCAGTGTCGTAGGTGATACGGGAACTGACATAGCGGTTGATGAAAACTGGAGCGAACCTACAATAGGTATTTTGGATAGCGTATCGACATATCGAAAGTCACTATACGCTCGTTCCGCGACTAGGCCGACTACTGACTTTTCGACCAATAATGTAATTTATAGTTTTACCCACGACAAGTTTCTAACTATAGGTCCCGACACCGATGCCGTCGATGGTATCGACGGTCTTCCATTTTGGTATGAAGAACCACCAGAACTAGACCTAGACAATCCAATGGATCTGTGGGAAGTAACAACTACCGCGAGTTTGATCGGGTATCTTGGAGAAGATAGAGATCTAACATTCGGAGATATCAAGCGAGTTCTTAACTATGCGATTGATGCAGAGGACGGATTCAGTTTTGTTCAGTTAAATGTCTATCAGTGGGCATCGACTAATCCAGGCGTACCGCCTTCGGATGGTACTTTTGATTTTAGTTCTAAGACGTTTACCGTGCCTACTGGTTGGTATAGAAATGTTCCGGACAATAATGACGACTCTTTAACACTATACGTCTCCTCTGGTGTAGCAAGTACTCAGGGATTGACAGAAGCGGACAATAATGTCGATAGTGATATTGAGTGGTCTACCGCAGATGCAACTACCGCAGGTGGTTCGGGTCGAGACGGTCGATCGACATTTAGGGCGGTCATCGTAACGAGAACAAACGATGTTCCGGTCATTGATGGGGGCACTTTAGTTCCACCAACAGGAGGCGTTGTCAACTTCGCAGGAACCACCAAGACTGGCACAAGCCAAGAACTGGCAGGTGCTAATGTTGGAGGCATCACTTCATTCCCACCTAACTCAGTAACTCCTCCGGTTGGATGGTATGATCATGTTTCTGATATTCCGGCGACCTTAGTTCCGGACGGAAAAATCTGGGCGGTAGAACAAACTTTCGCTATCGACGGCGACGACTCTATAGATGTTGGTGGTACATGGTCCGCACCATACGAAGATCACAACAACGGTGAGGATGGTTACTCGACCTTCTCCGCATCTGTTTATAAAAGAAGTGCGGATAAACCAGCAGCAGACGGTGACGGTAACTGGGGCCCAGTCGGTGCGACATATAGTTTCACCGATGATATCGTTGTATTTACAAACCAAAACATAACGGACGGTTGGTCAGAAAACCCACAAGAATCTAACGATGCGAAAGATCCTCTATGGTTGTGTCGCGCAACGGCAACAACCAAAGGTCTCACCGGAACAGACGCGACACTGACTTGGTCAGAACCAGTTAAGGTATCTTCTGACGGTGAAAATGGACAGCCTGGTTCTGGTATTGTTGTAGACTTGACCAATGAAAACCATTCTATTACAGCACGATTTGATGGTACCCTATACAGCAATTCTCTCTATGGTGCGTTTACCACTTTGCAAGCCTTTGACGGTGATGATGCAATAGACCTTTCGAACGAAACCATTAACATATCACTTTCTACTGAAGGTGTCGGTCAAGGAAGCGGACCTAATGATGTAAATTGGACAACCACAGATTTATCAACATCAATAACTCACGTCGGTGCAAACGTTGATGAATTTACATTAACCTTTACTGTCCTGAATAGATCTACCGTATTTACTCTAACTAAAATTAGAGCAGCTGCACCTGGCCAACCAGCTACAGTATATCGTTTAATAAACAGTGCTAGTGTTATTAAGTCTAATCCAAATAATACTGAACATGAACCATCACAACTTTTTGTTACTGCATTTAAGTATACCGGCGGACAGGCTCCCGCAATCGCGCTTACAGGAACAACATTAATATTAAAAACTAATGATGTTGATACAGTAGTTGAAAGTGCAGTTGATGGGACATTGTTATGGGATGTTGCTGATAATACCACTTCCATAAATTTAGAGCTTTGGGTACCAGACACCAGCGGAGTGAAGGTTGATGAAGAAACCATTCCTGTCGTATTCGACGGAACTGATTCCGGAGATGTCACAGTCCCCCCTAGATTTGAGTCTGGTTATGTTTATTATCAACTTGCTGATGGATCGACAAATGGTCCAACAAGACCTTCTGCAACATCATTCACGTTTGCGGGCGAGGGTGGGAACTCAGGAACCGATGGAGTCTTTGTAGGTCTTACTGACGACTGGTCTGCCAACCCACCAGGCGATACGAATCTTGAAGGAACATTCTGGGCAGCCAGATTCACAGCATTTGAAGATACTGCTGGAGGTGGTACAGCGACAAGTCAGAACGACAACTTACACTTCAGTACTCCTTTCAAGAATTACTCATTCAATGGTTTGGTGACTTTCGAGAATCTGAGTGCTGAGCTGGCCAACACGGATCCCGACACTTCCCGCATCACCACTATTGATGGTGGTAAGATTACGACGGGCGAACTAGATGCAGATAAAGTTGATATCAGAAAACTCACGGCTAAATCAGGTGTTGGTGGTGCTCGATCAGAAATTAGTCAAGATGGAGTAAAAGTATATTCTGCCGGCAATAATGGCGAGGGAGTTCTAAGAGTTAAGTTAGGAGATCTATCATGAGCCAAGGTGTAGAAGTATATGATCAGACCACCGGCGCTGTAATTTGGTCAAGCAATCAAAGACAAACTAATGTTCAAATCTATGCATATTTCGATTTGGCATCGAACCCGAATCCGACATTTACTTGTGCGGACGCGAATGATAGTTCAAAAGTATTGTTAACATTCAAATCTAATACTTTTGGGTTGATACCTTCATATAATGGAGTTAATATAACCAATAGGACTTCTACAGGTTTTCAGTTGTCGGGAACCAACCAGACCGGATGGGTAATTGCGGTGAGGATTAAGTAATGGCATATGGACTATTAGTAGAAGGTACTGACGCGGGCGGAACTTTCCTTGTAACAGACACTGATAAGAATTTAAGAAACTTGCGCGTAGTAGACTACGGAACTGGGGATACCCAAATAACTTTAGACTCCGCATTAAAACCCAATGACCTTTTGTTTGTTAAGAGCCCGAGAGAACCTGCCGGTGGCTGGGAAACCTTTATCAGATATTATAATGATCCAGAATCTGGACAGATGTTACAACTTTACTGGACTGGACCAACATATCAATACATTACTTTATCTGCCGATGAGAAAACCATAAACTTTAAAGGCGGGAGAGTAGGAAGTATAGGCGGTAATAGTAGAGGGTTTGTGAGATGGTATGCTTACCAAGATTGGGATGTAGAATTTGATTGGTTCTTAGTTCGCGATGTCGGTCAGATTGTTAGTGATGGTCTTTCTAGTAATGAAACACATGGTATTCAGATTTTAACCGAAGAGACAGATGGTGTTCAAGACATTGCGTTTGATTCTCGTGCGGTTATTAATGACAAAACCTTTAGTATAAATGGACTTGCTCCAGCATCTGGCACTTGGTCATATCAAAATTTAAGGACTCTATTTACCTACGGCGAATCTGATAGTTATGTAAATATAGAACATACTGCGGTCGGCGCGGGAATTTATGCGAATGGTGGTTATGATGGAATGACTGGTGGTGTTCGTATTAGAGGACTACAAGTGTTTTCAACTGGTGCTTATGTTTATGAAGGATTCCTTGAGTTTGAAGACAACGGCCAAGGCATTGTGTGGTTCCCTAACAACGTCGCATTGTTTTCTGCCAAAATGCATACCGGAGCTCCTAGCGGAACAGGTGCAACTGACGGATCTGGCACAGACACTGGCGGAAACGACGAAACGGATGAATCTGGATCTGGTGTTACACAGCTTGTAGGAACTATAGAACTTGCGACAGGTCAAGATAATAAGATAACTGAAGGTACAGATCCTAGCATTACATACAATGTTGGAGTTAATATAAGTGGTGATTACAACTTAAAGGTTGTTCGAAACTCAGGTTCAGTTGGTGGTGGAGAACTATCCGGAACTCAAAAAACATTCAGTGGAACATCTACCTCTATGACAATCACTGCAAATAATGATAGTACTTCTGAGATTGGATGGCAAGGTGAAAACTTTACACTAGAACTGAGACTGGGATCTACACTTGGAAGCGGAGATTTAGTCCAATCAAGTACTTTTAGTTTATATGATGATGATTTGTCCGTCACAGTGTTGGGTACTTCAGGTACTCGTGTTGATATTCCTAATAACGCAACTAGTGCTTACGTCTATGCGTCATTTAGTTCGGCTGGAGGCACTGCGGTCGCGGGAAGAATAAAAAATTCTTCTGGAACAGTTGTTAGGGACGGATTCACTTTCAGCAATACTGCCACTACGACAATTTTAGTAACTAGTGGGTTGCCTGGCGGCATTGGGTCTACAAGTGCAACTACAGGAAACTATACCCTTGAAGCGTACAACGGAAACACTTGGTTATCAACACCTTTCACTATTAGACGATTAGCAGGTGATTCGTCGAGCGGTAGTGTTGCGCAAAGTAATCCAACTCTAACAGGAAATTCAAGTGTCGAAATAGAATCCACAGAGAACTCTGTCAATGTAAGTTATTCTGGAATGCAGAGTGGTGAACAGATACGAATGGTGGACTCATCCGGTGCGGTTTCATCATCCGCTACTACAGCATACTACGGTTTCATAACAGTGACGATTAATGACAATCTACCTTCCGCAGGTGCTAGTGAAACATTTACTCCACAAGTAAAGGCGACTGGTGGAAACTGGACAGCAAAGACAGGTGGTAATATTACAATTTCGAGAGAAAGTAGTGGTGGTTATAATCCACCTAACCAAGACGGTGGCGGTGGCATAAGCCGATAATCAGATATAAATAAAATTTAATTAGTAACAGGACTTTTAAAATGTTAGACTACGTCGCATACGTGACAATTAGAACAGGGCAGATCAATAGATGCAGTGCCCCTCAATACAATACTCCATCAAACGGTATAGTAGTTGATGATGGTATTAGTCTTGTTGTCTACGTAACAAAAGATAATATGCCGGATGGATGCGAAAGTCCGGCTCAACTTAGAAATGAATACGCCTATGACATGGTAGGACATAAGTTCGTCCATGTCGGTCTTCCACCAAACCAACATGCGGAATGGAATCCAGAGACTGGGGATTGGACGTGGGATCCGGAACTTATGGATCAGGACATTCGAAGAGAAAGAAATAGATTGTTAACTCTTTCGGATTGGACTCAGGTGTCAGACTCTCCTCTGTCAACAGATATGAAAAATGCGTGGGCGGGTTATCGTCAAGAACTACGTGATCTAACTTCAGATCTAGGCGATGTGTCTAGTTTACTCGACGTGAACTGGCCAGAACCACCACAGTAATAGTTGACATAAATATTTTCACAAAAGTGCGGTTACTGCGGTTCCCGCACTTTTTTTTTATTATAAATAACTCTTGTCATTAACCACAAAATCCTTTTAACTTAAAAGAGAGACGATATCGTGTCAGCATCTAGTATACCACTAAAAATTCAAAATGCTAATGGTGACCTACAGGAATTCACTCCATCGGATGAGTTGTATCTATCCTATGCAGTGGGAGAAGCATTAGTTGCGGCCGCTTCTAATGATGTTGGTAATATCAGTTTAACTGATGGCCAATCAATCGGTTCGTTTGTAGATTCTTACTACAATGAAATATCTGGTACCCACCCTGCTTCACAGATCACGGGTACCTCAGTGACCACCACTCTGAAGCAAGTGAGTGGCCCAGCAGACGAATCCGGTGCAGACTTTGTCCGCCCAGTAGGTTATTACGACGTTGCTCCAAACCCAGGCTTCTACGAAATGGTAGATGGGGACTTGGACAACCTAGCAGGTCGTGTTCTGTCTAACTTAGTACAGAACGACTATATCGGTACTTTCAAACTGTCCGCTACTCAACCAAGTGCAGACTATACAAAGTTCATTGACTCTGTATTCTCTGACACTCACGGTAACGGCGGTGCAGGTACCGTAGTAACAAACTATCACATTTGGATGCGTACTTCTATGACTGCGGTTGCTCCAGTTCGTCCAGTAGCGACAAGCTACGACGGCACTGGTTTCAACGGTCTAAAAGAAATGTCAGATGCACAGATCCAGTACACACTAGGTCAACGCATCAAGTCACTTCGTGCTACTTCCGGAGCGATTGGTTCATACCAACTACGTTCGGCAGCACAAGGCGCACCAACAGTCCCAGGCACATGGTTGTCTGTAGGCACTGCACAGAACACACGTCGTACACCAGTTGACGTTGCATACGCAAGAACTCGCGTATCTTCATACAACCGTGCCCGTGTTTCTGCATACACTCGTACTCGCGTATCTTCATACACGCGTGACAGTGTTTCGACATTTGCTCGTACTTTTGTAGGAGACTACACAGGTACGTATTCACGTGACTTCGTAGGTAACTACTCACGTAACTTTGAAGGGAACTACTCACGTACTCGCCCATCATCGTACTCAGGTACATACGCACGTACTCGCGTTTCATCATATTCACGTACTCGCCTAACAGCGTTCACTGGATACTTCGCGGGAACTTATTCACGTGCTCGTGTTTCGGTTTACACTCGTAACCGCGTAACACCATTCACTGGTACATTCTCACGTACACGTACTTCATCGTACACTCGTGGTCGTGTATCATCATACGCAGGTACTTACTCGCGCACTCGTGTTTCATCATACTCTGCGGATTATACTCGTAACCGTGTTTCTACATACACCGGAACTTATTCGGGAACTTACTCTCGTATTCGTCCATCCGCATATGCTGGAACTTACACGCGTACTCGTACTTCTGCTTACGCTGGAACATACACGCGTACTCGTACTTCTGCTTACGCAACTGACTTTACCCGCACCCGTGAAGAGAACTTCGCAGGGACTTACACTGGTTACTATACTGGCGTATTCTCTCGTGCTCGTGTATCAACATATACGCGTAACCGTGTAACAGGTTTCGCAGGTAACTTCATTGGTAACTACTCTCGCAACTTCCAAGGTAACTATTCGCGTAACTTCGTGGGTAACTACTCTCGTGGGTTTGCTGGAGATTACGTAGGTAACTACTCTCGCGTATCAACACGTACATCAACTCGCACACGTTATAGTGCTTACGCAAGAACACGCATCACTAACTATGTTGGTGACTTTGCTCGTGATCGCGTCACTAACTTTGCGGGTAACTTTGTGGGCAACTATGCTCGCACCTTCGTAGGAAACTACGGTGGTAACTTTATCGGAAACTACGCTCGTGACTTCGTTGGAAACTTCGTTGGTAACTACGCTCGCGCATATGTAGGTAACTACTCTCGCGGATTCGTAGGCAACTACGGTCGTAACTTCCTTGGAAACTTTGTCGGTAACTACAGCCGTAACTTCCTTGGTGACTTCACCGGAAACTACGCTCGTGGTTTCGTCGGTGACTTCGTTGGAGATTTCGTAGGTAACTACGCACGTACTTCAACTCGTACATCGACTCGCACACGTTACTCTGCATATGCTCGTACTCGCGCAACGAACTACACACGTAACCGTGGTTCTGCTTACGCTCGTACATCTACTCGTACTCGTTACAGTGCATACGCTCGTACTCGTGCAACAAACTATACAAGAACTCGTGGTTCCGCTTACGCACGTACTCGTGTCACTAACTACGTTGGTGATTTCGCGCGTACATCTACTCGTAGCAGACCATCTTCGTTCTCTTACGCACGTACTCTATACTACGCAGGCGACTTCGTAGGTAACTATGGTCGTACCCGCGTAACAAACTACACTCGTGCTTCAGCGGTAGGTGTAACCTATACAGGTAACTACACGCGTAACCTATACTACGTTGGTAACTATGCTCGTGCATATGCAGGCAACTTCGTGGGTAACTACACACGTAACCGTGCATTCTCATACGTAGGTAACTATTCTCGTAACCGTGCATTCTCATACGTAGGTAACTACACACGTACTCGTGCAACTAACTATACTCGCACATCAACCAACACTGGTACGTACACTCGTAACCGTGCTGCATCATATGCGGGTAACTACTCTCGTACATTGTACTATACTGGTAACTTCACACGTACTGGAACATCGACTCGTGTTTCTATCATGGATAACCCAGGCGGTGGTGTTTACCTAAGTGGTAAAGGTGGTGATACTTACTGGGGTTGGAACGGATACTCAAACCAAGTTGAAATTAAAGACCGTTTGAACGGTAACGTCAACATCTCAAGTGGCGTGAGTTCCAGCACAACTATGGTTGTGGCACAGGGTTACCGATACTATCGTGGTAACCTCCACCCAAGTTACACTGGCACATACAAGCGATATTATCTCATTAGAGAATCGATCAGCGGTACTGAATATACAGGTAACTTTACTTCAACGACTGATTACACTAGCACATCAACTGGTACTGGTACTTACACTCGTAACCGCGCGGCGACCTATACTGGTAACTACGCACGTACTCTATACTACACTGGTGACTTTACTGGTAACTTCGGTGGTACGTATACTCGTACTCGTGCTGGATCTTATACTGGTAACTACTCTCGTACTCGTACTGGTGCCTATACTGGTAACTACAGCCGTACTTCGACACGCACACGATACAGTGCTTACGCACGTACTCGCGTTGCGACAGGTACTTACACACGTGATCGTGCAGCGACTCTATACTACACTGGTGACTTTGTAGGTAACTTCGCTGGTGCATACACTCGCACTTCAACACGTACATCAACCAACACTGGTTACTACACACGCACACTAACTTACGCAGGTAACTACGTAGGTAACTATGCGACAACGTTCACTGGCGACTTCGTCGGTAACTATGCTCGTAACTATGTGGGCGACTATGTCGGTAACTTCGTAGGTAACTATGCACGTGGATTTGCTGGTGACTATGTCGGTAACTACGCTCGCACATTCGTGGGTGATTTCGTAGGTAACTTCGTGGGTAACTATGCACGTGGATACGCTGGTAACTTTGCTGGTGACTTCGTGGGTAACTACGCACGTACTCGTGTAACTAACTACACTCGTACTCGTAACTCTGCGTACACACGTAACCGCACACAGAACTTTGCGAACTCTTACGCTCGCACACGTGAAACAAACTTCACTGGTTACTACACACGTAACCGTGCATCCGCATACGCTCGTACTCGTTACAGCGCATACGCTCGCACACGTGTAACTAACTACGTCGGTGACTTCACACGCGATTCAACCCGCACATCTACTCGTAACCGTGGTTCGGCTTACGCACGTGATCGTGTAACCAACTTCGCTGGTAACTTCGTAGGTAACTACGCAACAACGTTTACCGGAGACTTTGTTGGTAACTACGCTCGTGGATACGCAGGTAACTTCGCAGGTGACTTTACTGGTAACTATGCTCGTACTTCAACACGTACTCGTTACTCTGCATACGCACGTACTCGTGTATCTGCATACGTCCGCAACCGTGGATCATCATACACCCGTGACCGTGTAACTAACTTTGCTGGTGACTTCGTAGGTAACTACGCTCGCACCTTCACTGGTAACTATACGCGTCAGTTCGCTGGTGAGTACGTTGGTGATTACGTAGGAACGTTCGCAGGAAACTACGTAGGTAACTTCACCCGTCAATTCGGTGGAAACTACGTCGGTAACTATGCACGTCAGTTCGGTGGAAACTACATCGGTAACTATGCACGTAACTTTACTGGTGAATACACTGGTGCTTACTCTGGTACTTACTCTCGTGGATTCGCGGGTAACTACGTAGGCAACTACAACCGTGGGTTCGTTGGTGAGTACACTGGTGCATACAACCGCACATTTACAGGTAACTACTCACGTGACTTCTCCGGTCAGTACACACGCGACTTTGCTGGTGACTTCGTAGGTAACTACAGCCGCACATTCGCAGGTGAGTACACTGGTGCATACGCACGTGACTTTACAGGTAACTTTGTAGGTAACTACAACCGTGGGTTCGTTGGTGAGTACACTGGTGCTTACTCTCGTGACTTCGTAGGTAACTACTCTCGTGTCCGTGTATCTGCATACGCACGTATCAGAACATCTGCTTACTCAGGTGCATACACACGTGACCGTGTTTCTTCTTACCTAGGAAACTTCATCGGTAACTACTCTCGTGACTTTGGTGGTAACTACACCCGTGAGTTCGCTGGAAACTACGCACGTAGCTTCGTCGGTAACTACATCGGTCAGACCATTTCTGGTACAGAGACACACGTTACAGATGTATACACACTATATGTAAGGGTTGCATAAGCGACCCTTCTATGTTATAATAGAAGTCTGAATACAGGTGGGTCTTCGGACCCACTTTATTAGTCATATACATAGATTTGAATATTGAATTGAACCCTTTTGGAGAATGAGTAAATGAGTTATAGACGTTGGATGGACAACGCTTTTTGGGAAACAGATGAGAAGAAAGAACTAAACTGTATCCTAGAAATGGAAGATGATATGGGTCGTGTCACCCGTCAACAGATGTTGTTGGCAAGACATGATCGTGATGGAAATCCTAACGAGTTGTTTGCAGAAGTTGTAGATGCACTTGGTGAAGAGTTGATCGATAAGGAAACTACCGATCGAGTCGAACGCAAAGCGGCAGAAGCAGAAGAAGAGAAACAGCGTGAGTTGGAACATCAAAAGGCAAGGAAGCTTGAGAAACTGTTCAACTACAAACTAGAAGCGTTTGAGGTTGAGGAGATCAAGAACTCTAAGAACCGAAAGTTGAAGGCAAAATTGCGTCGTGCAAAATCAAAGATCGAAGTGGATATGTACTCGATCATGATCTTACAAGACCAACTAGAGGCCGAGACAGATGGAAAAGAGTAAAGGGTTTATTATCGTTGCGTCAAAGAAGCGCAACTTTTATTTGTACGCAATCAATCTTGCAGAGTCTCTCAGGGACTACTATGAACCAGAAGAGGAATGCAAGATCTGTTTGGTGACTGAGGAACGATTCCTTGATGACCGTGGTCGAGATGTCGCAGACGATATTCTCTTATGTGACGATCACTACCGCGCTAAGTTATGGGGTATGGCGAAATCGCCGTATGACCTAACGATGTATATCGATGCTGATATGGAAGTAGAGCACGAAGACATCTGTAAAGTTTGGGATGAGATGAAGGACCACGATGTGGTCTTTACTGCCTTGACAGATGATCGTGACTACATATATGCAGAACGTGACTTTGACACCCCAGAGGGTGTTTCTAAGTTCACACTATGCGGTGCAGTATGTTTATATGATATGTCCAAACCGATTGTGCGTGAGTTCATGGATGATTGGTGGGACTTGACATTCAGACAGATGAATGACACTTGGTGGCCGGATGGGTATGCGGACAGTCTCAAATCTTGGGACCAGTTCTCACTCTGGTGGTTGACTGAGAAAGAAGAAAAGTACAAGGATCTCAAAGTTGGTATCTTTGATGACGACTTGAGATGGAACTACTACAACGCACTTAATTGGGCAATAACAAAACCAGAAACAGGGCCAGTGATTATTCGTCACTTCTCTGCTGGTTTAAATAAGGATACACCAATCGTATGACACAGTTAAACGACCAATATCTAAAGCACGTCGAAGTTAAGAACCCTGAGTTGCTTGCGATTCTGGACAACTACGCTGGACTACCTAAGATCCCTGGCTTTGCAGAGAACTGTCACTGCTCATCCAAGGAACGTATTCGTCAGCGTAACTGGTACGTTGGACCAAAGTACATGCAAGAGATTGTAGATGAGGGAACGCAACACGAAGGTTTCCCAGATGAGATGGTAGGTTATAACTTTAAACTATCAGATCGCGCTCACCAGATGTTTGAGCCAGATGCGGATCCAATCTTTAAGCGTGACATGACGCACATGTTGTCAGATCTAAACGACAAGATGATGAACTTCCTGTCAGTCAAGCACAATGCGCTTGCAGCGGTATACCCACCAGGCGGTTTCATTGCATGGCACAACAACGCTAACGCGCCAGGCTTCAACCTAATCTTCTCTTACTCAGAGAGTGGTTCAGGTTGGTTCGACTACATCCATCCGGAAACTAAAGAAGTTGTCCGTTGCCAAGACAAGCCAGGTCAGTGGACTTGCAAGGCAGCATACTTCGGACACTACGGAGAACAAGAGAAACTAATGTACCACGCTGCATCTTCAGAAGATGATTGGCGCGTAACAGTTTCTTACGTCTTCGACTGGTCTGAGACTTCAGAAGAATTCCGTGAGATGGTCTTAGAAGACATCGCTTCAGAATAAAACAAAATATCACGTACCCTAAGTTGTATAAATAGACACAGAATGTTTATACACTTAGGGTCTTGATGACTATGGCAACTTACGAAGACTTCACAATTGATCAGGGTGCAGACCTAGCTCTACAGATAGAGTTAGTAAATCCGGACGGATCTAAGAAAGATCTTACTGGTTACTCTGCTTATGCGAAGATGAAGAAGACGTACAGAAGTGAAGAGTCAATCGACTTCACTGCCGTGATTCCCGATCCCTCACTCGAAGGTATCGTCACACTATCCCTTACTAATTTACAAACCGACGCTCTATCCACTCGTGGTAGATATGTCTATGATGTTGAGATTGCTTTTGTCGATCATGAAGGTCACACCATTATAGAAAGAATACTAGAAGGCAAGATAAAAGTCAACCCTTCGGTCACGAGGTAACGACATGCCGATCAGAAGAATAGGCGGGACAACAGGAGTAGCATCCATAAGTGGTTTTGGTTCTGGGACCAAAGTCAAGCGTGTCACTGTTGGTAGACCTATCAGTAATGTCGTGCAGAACATCGGTGCGAACATCAAGACGTTTGACGGTCTTGGTGATATTCCCAGTATTGAAGAGTTATTACTGGGCGAGATCGGTATAAATACTCAGGACGGTAAAGTCTATATCAAACGTGAGTATGATGGTGGAGTTCAAACCATCGTAGAGATTGGCGCGGTAGGTGATGGTAATCTATCTGCGACAACTACGTTCAATGCTTACATCTATACCTCTGACGGATCGCTAGAGGTTGTTACGGGTGCGGACGACAAGGGTAACATACTACAGTATGACCCAGACCCAAACACCCCATCTCGAATTCAAGTATATCTCAACGGTGTCTTACTCCATCAAGGAATGGACTACGTTGCTGATGACGGGGTCTCAATAACCCTAACTCATGTGGTAGACGAAGAACAAGTTATTCAAGTCGCCGCATATAACTCAACAGGCGTTTCTTTTGGAAACGACTTAATCCTAGATGATCACTTTGCCTTTATCGTAGGCACAAACGAAGAAACCCGTTTCTATCATAATGGAACAGACACCGTCCTTAAACACTTAGGGTTTAACGAGAGTCAGTTTAAAATTCAACATGGGAATGATGATAGACTGGTTATGGACGCAACAGGTGTTCAGCTCAAAGGGAATTACACCCTCAACGGACAACCCGTTGCCAACCAAGTAGAAGTAGATGCTCTTAATGCTCGAATCGACGGACTCGATTCTGACTTACAAGAAGTAACTGAACTACTACAAGAACTACTTCAGTTCCGACAATCATAAAAATAAAAGTCTGGTTAAACTCGTTTTAAGTATAAATAAAACCAGTATATTAACCATCCTTAGTACTCCAAGATATGATCAATAATAAGTCCTTTAACAGGGTGCTTGCCGAAAGTCTGTTTAATCTGGCCAAGAAGAAGCAGGATGAGGTTTCCTCTACTCCAGGCCAAGAAACAATTTTATTCGAACTTATCGAAGGTACCTCATCATCAACCAATGATCGCACTGTCATTCCCGAAGCACAGGCGTTCATTGCTCCAGGCGACACCGCCTTATTCACATTAAACGGTACTCCGGCACGTGATGACTTAATTGATGTATGGGTTAACGATGTACTTCAACATCCTGAAGAAGTATATGAAACCGTTGGAGATACTATTCAATTTTATGAGATCCCCCCTCAAGGGACGGACATCTACATTAAATTTCGTTAGTATATTATTAAACGTTTAATAACCAATAACTCTAACCTAACTAGGAGATAACCTAATGGCATTTAGGCAGATTAAATCCCCAGCACTAGCGGACAAGGCGGTAATCGATACCAAACTTGACGAAAGCGCGGTACAGGGACAATCAACCCTTACAGGTATGACCGATCCATCATCGTGTTTCACGTTGTTGTATGATGTAGGTTCGGACTCTCTAAAGAAGATCGGTGCTGATGCATTCTTCGCGTCATTCTCAACCGACGATCTAGCAGAAGGTTCAAATCTATACTACACCGCAGCTCGTGCAAACGCTGATGTCGCACAACAAATCGACGACGACGTTCTAGTCGAAACAAATCGTGCGATTGGCGAAGAAGGTCGTATCGAATCAGAATCTAAGTCCCGTGACAATAAGTTAGAAGGTCAAGATTCTGCATTAAGTAACCGTATCACAAATGAAGTAACTCGTGCAGGTAACGAAGAAACTCGTATCGAAAACGAATCTAAGCAACGCGACAGCGCACTTGGTGTTCGTATCGACAACGTCCTAAACAACACGGACGAAGTTGCTCTTAACTCTCTTGCAGAAATCGTTACTGCGTTCCAGAACGCAGACAGCGCACTTTCAGGTTCTATCATTCAGAACGCTGCGGACATCGTTACAGAACGTGGACGTGCAGTTAATCGTGAGAACCAGATCGAGACAGAATACCGTCTTGCGGACAGTGCACTAAGCGATCGTATCATCGAGCGTAAGCAAGCAACTGACAGTGACTTCCAACACTTCACTGGTGAAATTTCAGGTCTACAGGGTCAGATCAACACTAACGATACTGACATCGCGACATTGTTCGCACAAGACTCTGCTGAAACTCAACGCGCAGAAGACGAAGAAAGTCGTATCGAAGATAAGATCGATGCTGAAATCGCACGTTCAACAGCAGTTGACTCAGCACACAGTGCTCAGATCACCGCTGCTAACCTTGCGCGTGTTACTGACGACAACGTTGTTCGTTCAGAATTTGCTGCTGCTGACCAAGTAATCAAAGGTCAAGTTGAAGCGCGTGACGATGCACTTATCGGTGACGCGACTGTTGACGGAACTTCAGGTAACACTGTAACTGACCGCATCGCAACTGCGAAACAAGAAGCAATCAATGCAAGCAACGATGTTGTGGCATTCGAAAATGACGCACGTATTGCTGCTGATAGTGATCTACAAGAACAGATCACAGCAGAAGTTACTCGTGCAGGTGCGGCAGAAGACGCACTGGGCGAGCGTATCGACTCAGACTACACTGCTAACTGGGCAGACCATGCTGCAATCCGCTCTGAGTTTGCTGCTGGCGATTCGCACCTACAAGATCAGATTAACTTCATCACATCCAACACAGACTCTGCGGCACTAGATTCTCTAACAGAGATCGTAGCAGAAGTTGCTCGTGTAGATGGAACAGTTAACGCATTGATCCAGACTAACGTCGGTGACATCGCAGCAGAACGTGACGCACGTATCGCTGCTGACAGTGCATTAGGTATTCGCATTGACATCGAAACGTCCACACGTCGTGCAGGCGACTCTGCGGCGAATAAGCGTATCGACGATGCAATCCTAGATTACGTCGCTCGCGATTCAGATGTTCTATCATCTGCAAAAGCATACACAGATCAAGAAGCAGACACGCACCAAGCTGCGGGTGAAGAGTACACACGTCAGTATGTAACTCCACGCATCGGTGACGCAACTGTTGACGGAACTGCTGGTAACACAATCACAAATCGTATCACTACTGCTAAGTCAGAAGCGATAACATTTGCTCTAGGCCTAGATTCAGACGAACGCGCTCGCGCAACAACTGCTGAAGGTCTACTAAGTGGTCGCGTTGGTCACGTAGAAGGTCTACTAGACTCAGAGACGTTTGTCACTGTTGCTCAAACAGTTGTTCCAGCGATCAACGAACTACACGGTGATGCAGTATCATACGACGCACAATCTAAGGATCGCGACAGCGCTCTTGGTTCTCGTATTGACCTACTAGAGAACGGCACTTCAATCGACGTTGATGCACTTAACCTTCGCATCGGCATCGAAGAGGGTGTTCGTGAACGTGCTGACTCAGATCTACTAGAACGTCTGATCGTTGAAGAGAACCGTTCCAAGTTAGAAGATCAACAGCACGATTCAGATATCAGTGCACTAGGTCTTACGGCTGCCGGTATCCGTGGTGATCTAACGATCGAAACTACAAATCGTATCAACGAAGATACCACTCTACGTAACCGTATTGCTGCTGACAGTGATCGCCTAACACTTCTTGATTCAGAAGCTCACGTCCGTATGGATGTAATCTTCGCGACAAGCGAGTCAAAGGATTCAGATCTACTAGCACGTTTGGTCGCAGAAGAAGATCGCTCGAAGGCGAAGGACTCTTCACACGATTCTGACATCGCAGTACTATACAACCAAGTTGGTACAGATGTCCAAGATCTACAAGATCAGATCGACGTAGAAGAAGCTGCTCGTATCGCAGGTGACTCTGACCTACAGGCACAGATCACTTCTAACGACGGTGACATCACTGCACTGCAAGCGAAGGACTCTGATCTACAAGAGCAGATCTCTTCAAACGACGCAGACATCTTCAACCTACAAGCGAAGGATTCTAACCAGCACGCTACTGCAATGCAGGCGATCGCTGATGAAGTGTCTCGCGCAACAGGCGTTGAGAGTGGTTTACGTTCGGATGTCGACAGTGCTCACGCACGTATCGATCACATCCTAGACGGTTCTTCAACTGACCTAGATCAGATGCTAGAAATCGTCGAAGCGTTCCGTGACGCAGACTCAGACCTAGATGGTGTTATCACTAACAACACTGGTCGCATTACTACGCTAGAAGATCGCGCAGACGAAACTGACTCCGAGCAAGGTGTTCAGGATGGTCGACTAACTTCACTAGAAACACGCATGACTGCGAACGAAGCAGTAGACTCCGGTCAGACTGTAATTATCTCAGATCACGAGAGTCGCATCACTGCGAACGAAACTCGTATCGGTGATAAGGCACTTGTGCTGAAGACTACTTCACAGTCACTATCTGGAGCAATCAACGATCTATATGACGACATTTCAGCAGAAGGTACTTCTCTTGTTGGTCTAACCGATCGTGTTGAAGACCTAGAAGATCGCGCTGATGTAACTGACACCGAGCAAGGTGTTCAGGACGCACGACTAGACTCTGCGGAAGGTCGACTAACTGTAAACGAAGGTGACATCGATGACCTAGAAGCATTCATGGGTACAGGTGCACTTGATACATCAGCTCAGGCAGTACGTCCAGCAATCAACGAGTTGCACACTCAGGTAGACAGCAACACTTCACGCGTTGGTGCCGTAGAGACTCGCGCAAACGAAACTGATACTGAACAGGCTGCGCAGGATCTACGTTTAGATTCACTAGAATCAGATCGCGCATTCAACATCATCAAAGATACGCAACAAGACACACGTCTTGCTGGTCTTGAGAACCGTGTCGATATGGACACAGTCTTCCAGACAAGTGCAAACAAAGTTGTTCCAGCAATCAACGAACTGAAAGGTCGTTTGGATGTTGCGGACCAGTTCGCACAAGATGAGAAGGTACGTCAAGATCAAGATTCTGATCGTCTAACGACAGAAATCTCTACTCGTGCGCAAGAAGATTCTGCACTAAATGCATCAATCAACGCGCGTATCGATTCTTCAGAGAACAGAATCGCTGGTGACATCTCAGTATCTCTAGCAGAAGCTAAGGCATACACTCGTGACTATGCGGACGATGCCGAGTCGGACGCACGTGCATACGCACTTGCTCTAGTTTCGCAGGAGAATGAAGCACGTATTCTAAACCAGAACTCTCAGCGTCAGTTAATCGATGGTAATCACGATATTGGCACTCAGAGAGATAACGCACAAGACCTACTAATCTCAGGTCTACAGACAGAACTTGACGCAACTCAAGTTGGTGCTGGTCTAGGTGCAGATGGTGAATACCTAACTCCAGACTCTGGTGCAACCACATATCTTGGTGCAACTACTTCACTAATGCAAGCGATCGTTACTCTTGATACTAACCTATCAACAGTAGCTGGTGTAAACAACAACGGTCGTAGCAGTCTGCAACAGCAGATCAATAACGAAATCGCTGCTCGTGAGAACGGTGACTCAGATCTACTAGCACGACTAATCGCTGAAGAAGATTACACTAAGGCACAAGACTCTGCTATCAACGGCCGTATCGATAACACTAACGCTGCTCTAGCGCAAGAAGTTATTGATCGTGTCGCGGGCGACTCTGCCCTACAAGCACAAATTGACTTTATCGTTTCTAACACAGACTCTGCTGCATTCGACTCTCTAACAGAGATCGTTGCTGAGTTCCAACGTGTAGACGGTGGTCTAAGTGGTCTAATCTCAGACAACGCTTCTGAGATCGTTCGTGTAGAAGCTGAATCTAAGTCACGCGATTCTGACGAAGAAGCTGCGCGCATCGGCGGTGACGCGAATCTACAAACTCAAGTGGATGCACGTGTCGAGAAGGCAGGTGATACAATGTCTGGTGACCTAGACATGACAGGTAACATCGTTACAGGTCTTGCTCTACCAGTCGCACCGTCAGACGCAACAAACAAAGCATACACAGACGCACGTCTACTTGAACAGCACATTTCGCAGTTCACAACAGACAGTCTAACTGAAGGTACACGTCTATACTTCACAGAGGCACGTGCTCGCGCGGCAGTCTCAGTGTTTGATGTAGATGGTGAAGGCGATGTTTCTTACGACGCTAACACTGGTGTAATTTCAATCGCAACAGGTAAGTCATTCCTAGAACTAGAAGATGTTGTAGAAACATCATTCTCTGGACATGAAGGATTTGTCTCACGCGTTAAGACTGACGGCACAGGTATCGAATTTGTTCCGCCAACACAATTAGCATTCAACGACGCTAAGCGACAGACAATCAACGGTGACGGAATGGCGAGCACTTTCTCGCTAGATTTCTACACTGCACAGATTAACGCGCTAGTATTCGTCGGTGGTGTTATTCAGGATCCAGGCGTTCACTACACAATCAACTCAGGAACGCAAGAAATTACGTTCACGTCTGCGGTACCACTAGGTACACAGGCAGTAGTAATCGCACAGTCAACTAACTCAGTTGGTGTCCTAGATCCTAAGTCTGTTGGTATTGAAACTCTTGCAGATAACCTAAAAGCATTCGAACATGGTTTAGACGTAGTTGCTGGTACTTCACCAACAGTCGTCTCATCATTCGATCCAACAGTATACCGTTCTGCGAAGTACGTAGTTACTGTAGAGAAAGATGGTGAGTTTGAGACCCGCGAGTGTATGGTTGTCCATGATGGAACAAGTGCTTACATTACCGAATACGGTATTGTTTACACAGGTTCGTCTCTACTAGGTGATACAGATGTACGTTTCATCAACAGCAATGTTGAATTGATGTACACTGCTGAATCTGGTAACGCAGTTGTTTCAGTTGCGGTAACTTACGTTAACGTATAATCGAGACTTACATAATAGTCGGGGGGAGAATCAGTCTCCCCCCAATCAACCAAAATTCTAAAAGGTAAACAAAAATGTCTACAAACAAAAAGTTTAGAATACAGAACGGCGTTGACGTAGCAGATGGTGGAATTTCGATCAACGACGTAACTGTAATCGGCGCAGACGGTAAGGTTGTACCTGCCGCGATCGCTGATGCTGTCGCTGGTCTGACATCTTCTGACATCGCAGACCTACAGGCGCAGGTAAGTGCAATTCTAGGGACTTCCCCAGAAACACTTGATACACTTCAAGAAATCGTTGCGGCGTTTGAAGGTGCAGATAGTTCTCTAACCGCATCTGTCGCTGCAAACTCTGCGGCACACCAAGCGAACTCTACGGCAATCACTGCTGAAGAAACTGCACGTGTTGCTGGTGACGCAACAGTCCAAGCGGCAGTTGATGCAACTAACGCACGTACTGCTGGTATCAGCACATCTTCAGGTTCATCTAACATTCAGATGACTGCTGAAGTTGACATGGACGGTAACGCAGTTACTAACATGGCTGACCCAAGTTCTGCACAAGATGCGGCAACTAAGGCATACGTCGACGCGGCATCTACTGGCTCATCTTCAAGTCTTGCGACAGAAACTGCAGCACGTATCGCTGGTGATTCTGCAAACGAAGCAGACGCAACTGCTAAGGCAGATGCGGCAGAAGCAAGTGCTAAGGCACACGCTGACGCAGGTGATGCAAGTCTACAGGGTCAGATTGATCTAATCGTAGGTTCTTCTCCAGCATCACTAGACACTCTACAAGAGATTGTCACTGCATTCGAAAACGCAGACAGCACCCTAACTGGTGCGGTTGCTCAAAACTCAAGCGACATCGCTTCGGAAGTTACTCGTGCGACTACTGCGGAATCTGGTCTACAGTCACAGATCACTTCTAACGACGGTGACATCGCTGCTCTACAGTCTCTTGTTGCTGACCTAGATAGTGACACGACTGCTGATATGACCGCAGAAACTACGGCACGTATCGCAGGTGACGCTGCTAACTCAGCAGAAGTTGCGACTGAGAAGTCCCGTGCGGAAGGTGTTGAGGCAGGTCTTGCTAACGACATCAACGTTGAAACTGCACGTGCGGTTGCGGTAGAGGGTTCTCTACAGTCACAGATCGACACAGTATCATCTGGTGGCGTATCTGGTCGTCAGGCACTACAAGACGCAATCGACGCGGAAGAAGCTGCACGTATCGCTGCTGACGCGGTTCTACAATCGAACATCGACGCAGAAGCAAGTGCTCGTGCTGGTGCAGACAACACGCTACAGACTAACATCGACACAGTATCTGCGGCAGTATCTGCAATCACTAACGGTTCACCAGAAACACTGAACCAGTTGACAGAACTAGTTGCTGCATACGAAGGTGCTGACGCAAGTCTACAAACTCTGATTGATAACCTAGGTGGTGATGCATCTGCCCTAACAGGTCGCGTATCAACCCTAGAATCAGAGATGGATGCGACTGAAACTGCGACTTCATCTAACGCATCTGCAATCGCTGCGGAAGTTATTCGTGCGACTGCTGCTGAAGGTGTTAACGCTTCAGCGATCTCCGCAGAAGCAAGTGCTCGTGCGGCGGCGATTCAAGCAGAACAGACTGCGCGTCAAAACGCAATCACTGCTGAGACTAACGCTCGCATCCTTGCGGACAACGGTCTACAGTCACAGATCGACGCACTAGACACATCAACTACTGGTGACAAGTCTAACCTACAAGCACAGATCACGTCTAACGACAACGACATCGCTGCTCTACAAAGTCGTGCTGGAACGATCGAAGCGAGTTACGCAACACAGTCTTCACTGAACGCAGAGGTTGCACGTGCAACTGCTGCTGAAGGTGTTAACGCTTCAGCAATCTCAGACGAAGAAGATCGTGCGACTGCGGCAGAACAAGCAAACGCTGCTGCTATCTCGCAAGAGATCGTTGATCGTCAGACTGCTGACGCGGCACTACAATCGCAGATCGACTTCATTGAAGAGAACACTGACCCAGCGGCACTAGACTCTCTAACAGAGATCGTTGCTGCATTCCAAGGTGCGGATAGTTCGATTCTAGGTGTTGTTACTTCTAACACTGGTCGTATCACTAGCCTAGAAAACAATGTCGGTATCATCCAAGCATGGGACACTGATAACGTATCAGAAGGTTCAGTTAACCTATACTTCACCGAAGCACGTGCGAAGGCATGTGTTGGTGCGGACGCAGGTTCATGCCTAGACTACGATCAGGCTGCTGGTAAGTTCTCGCTAGA